AGCAAAACGTAAGAGTGCTGAAGTTACCGTGTTAGCGGGCATCACCACAGTGAAAGTTGATGTGCAAGTTTTGTCATTACCGAAATCGAGAACGGCCACAGACTTGTTGCTCTTTGACGCATTGTATATAAGAGCAGCCCTTGTAGTAAAGGCCGCTGGACTCCATACAGAATTGTTGAAGTTAATATACACAGTAGAACCAGATGTTTGGATGGTCACACCCGTCAGAGTATTGCCTCCTGCTACATACCCAGTTCCGGTAATCTGATTTGTTACGCTATACACCGTCGTATCTGCGTTTAAATTTGCATCTGCTGTATACAAAGCAATCTTCAAGGTATCTGTAGACAGGTTTTGTCCTGCAATTAACAGATCGTTCTTAAAGCTGGTTGTCAGGGTTTGGACGATTGACATTAACTCACCGGATTCCTTACCTGACCATCACGATAAGCATCCATACGTTGCTTGCCGTCGCCCAAGTTCTTGAGTGATGCGATGGCTTGTATGTACCGATTCTGGTACAGGTCAACCATATCCTTCTCGCCCTTCATGTAGGTGATGGCTTCCATCATCGTGCCATTTAGCAGGGCAGAGTCAAAATTGTCGCCTAACCATGTAGTTCCGGCGGCGTTTCCAACAGTGCTGACCGCAACAGCAAATCCAGAGCCAGCGGGGAGAGACGCAGTTAGGGAGTTGCCAACCACATACTTGCAGCCGCGATTGTTGATTGTTACGGAGGTCACCACATTGCCAGAAACGACGATATTTGCCGTGGCAGTTGTTCCAGAACCTGTGACATTTGTTAATGCAACGTTGGTGTACGTTCCGTTTGTGTAAGAAGATCCTGCCGTGATTGCCCCAAGTGTTCCCAAAGCACCTTGAATGATTGACTCTGGGTAGTAATAGAAATGAAGTTCTGCACTATTTGGAGAACTTAACAATGCTGTGTTTGGGGTTGGCCCAAGAATGAACGAGAGTTCAGTTTCTTGACCGTACACGGGGCCAAAGATAGCGTAATGCTTTGGTATTCCTGTTGCACTAGACGCAGGGTATGCCTCACGGATGAAGTTCACATCCTTGTTAATGAGGTAAACATAGTCGCCATTTGCCTTAATCACAGCCAAAGAATAAGTAGACAGGAAATCACTTGGCGCAGATAGATACTGATTGCCGTTTGATAATTGTCCAACCATATTCTTTCTCAGGTTAGCAAGCTGCACCGTGTTGTAGATGCGCTGCTCCGCCTGACGGATCATGGCGTTCATGTCTACCGTGGGAAATGTATTCTCACAGTAGTCTTGAACAGTGGTGACTAACTCGTCATAGGTCATGCCATCGGGCCTCTAGACATTACGCCTTTAGTTGCACAGCCAGTTCCACGGATTTTGATGCCAGTAGTTTTGACTTCATCGTTAGAGCCTATGCTTACGCCGTCCATAGGAGTCCAGTCCTTCTTGCGTGGCATAGATGCCTTGTCGCGCATGTTTACGCCGGGCTTGCCGTCCATAGTGTGCGGGGCTGCGTAAGTGCTGGCATCGCCGACTTCCTTGCCCATCATTTTTTTGCTATACATTATTTACCCCTTTGGTTAGCAACCTTAGCCATGCCGCGTCCCAAGGTACGCATCTGCATATTGGTCTTGCCGCCTTTGGCAAATTTAGTCATTGGCTTGCCGGGATGCATCTTTTTCTCATGCTTATGCACCGCACCAGCCATCATTTTCTTATCTTGTTTTAAGTCCGCTTTATCCATGTTTAAACCCCTAAGTAGTTTGTATCGTTACTGTACCAACATATCCAACTAAAACCAAGTTATTCGGTGTTAAAGCAGCGTCGAATTCGCTCGCTCCTCCCACCGGATTCCAGCCCCATTGGATATCCCTTGAACCTCCGGTGGGGTAACCCCCAAAGCCCGATGTGTTGTCTTGCAATCCATTCACACCTGCCGTCACATACGTACCGTCCTTGCGGGGTTCTATCACTGCCTGTGGATCATCAACTGGATACATACCCAACTGCAACTGTGGCTGATCTGGATCCCAGCACTCAGGACAAACTTTGAGGTCATACTTCTTTGTCTTGATGATCTCTTTTTTTAGCTCCTTGAGTTTGTACTGCTGACCACAGCGGTCGCACATAGCGATGCTGTATTTGCCAGAAGCATACCTATTGCCCATTACGCACTACCCCCTCCGATAAACATCTGGCGGGGTACGAATCTGACTGCTGCCTTTTCGCGGTCTTCACCAGCGGCAAGGTTAAATTGTTCGTCGTACATGTCCTTGAGCATCTGAACCCTTGGCATTAACTCCGGAACCTTCACGGCAATTTGATAGGCTAATCCTGCCGCAGCGGCGGGTAGGAAGCGGAAATTCATGTCGCCAGTCTCTATACCAGCACCAGCGTCTTGGACGCGGCGTAAGCGCCAGTAAACCAATTGGTATTGCGTAGAGTTGTCTGGCGTGGGCCAAACGGTTACGGCTGGAAGTTGGGGTACATACACAGCAATACCGCTGGTATGCGGCGCTGCTGCTGTCCCATTCTGTGCGCGTGAACAGACAAATAGGGTGTTGCCTGTTATGTATTGATAGTAGATAGTCTCATCATCTAACTTGATGTAGCCTGCTGCCGCCAATCCAACCGTCGTACTAAGAGTTATTTGTGTGCTTGTGGTGGTGATGGTTGTGCTTAGAGTTGAGTCTGCTGGGTTCGTTTCTCCAGAATTCCTTTGAACCAGAATCTGGATTGGACGAGCCTCCTGTAATTTATTGGGAATAGTGGCGTAGGTGGAGGCACTGATACGGGTGATCGTTAAATCAGCCTGTGTGCTGGCGCTGCCAGCCCCGGTACGGATTACGTGATCCATTAGGTCAATCGTGTCCGTCGGTATTGGATAGGTGTTTAAACCTGCAACTAAGTCGAGAGAGCCTTGCTCAATCGTCCACATGTTGATGCCTCTGTTTTGCCATTCAATGGTCATTAGATTCATCGATCTACGTGCGGTTCTCAGGTCATAGCCTGATCGCATTTCACGGCCAGCGCGTTCCCATGCCTCCTCCGCCAATTCGGTGAAGTCAAGGTTAAACGCAGTGGATCCGGTGGTACTCATCTTTTACTTCTTTGCGGTTTTAGCAGAGTTAATGAACGCTTGTGCCGTAGGCGCACCCTTGCTACCAACCTTACGCATCTTCTCGCCAGAGCCTTTGGCGATACGTTTTTTCTTTGCGTTAATGTTGGCGTACAAACCGACCTCACCGCCTTCAGCATACTGCGTGAAGTCAGTGTTATCCCGTCTAGCTTTACGCTTCGGGCCGGGCATTTTAGAGGGGCTAATAGCCCCCATTCCTCGGCTGGCAATCATTTAGCACATCTTTCCGCGAGTCTTACCACGCTGGGCTATGCCGTCCGCACGATTAGATGCAGAAACAGAACCGCCTTTAGCAAAACCAAAGGCAGAACGGAAACGCTCATTTACAGATCGGGTATCAGTTTTACCGCTACCTGATCTAGATTTTTCACGGCTTTCCTTCATGCGTTCTGATACAGACATCTTGGTCACATCAGGAGCAGAAGTTTTCTTCATGTCTGCCCTAGCCCTAGAAGCGTCTTCTGTATACTCAGGATGAGATCTACGGCCTAAACCGCCACCGAAAGTGCCGGAAGCGCCAATATTTGGAACACTTGCTCCATACTGGGTTGATTTAGGCTTTGAAGCAGCACTTAACGCGGGCATTGCTGGTTTAGCTCTTGGAGTAGATTTGAAGTTTTCTTCAGGCTCTTTCTCCATCATTCCGGCTTCCACAGACTTCATTGCACGTGTGCGAGTTTCGTCGTCAATATCTGTGTTTTGACCTTCGGTCACGCCACCTTTTTCATAACGTTTCATCTTTTTCATGGTAACTCCTTAACAGTATTTTTTAGTTGCGCCGCCCTTAGCCAGCATCTTGCCTTTTGTTTTGCCTTTAGTAGCAACACCGTCGGCGCGAGAAGAGGCTGAACCGCCCTTAGAGTAGGCCATTCCGCCGCCCATCATTTTCTTTGCAGCAAAAGCTGGAACTTTTTTTCCATCTTTCATCAGCATAGGCATGCCGCCTTTTTTCATTCCCATCATGTCGCCCATAGGCTTTTTCATGCCATCCTTGGCCGTACTCATGCCGGGTTTCATTGTTGGTTTACCCATAGGCTTAGATTCTTTTTTCTTAGCCATCATTGCCATAAATCCGGGGTTCATTTTGCCTGCCATACTTCCACCTTCTTTAAAAGTTTTGCCCTTATCGGCGTTGCTAAAATCTTTCCCAACGGATTGTGGGACTCCTGCTTTCTTAGCAAACGACGGGTTGTTAGCCACCGCAGCCATGAAATTGTGTTGCTTCTTACTTGAACTTGGCATACTTAGCCAACAAGTTTTTAATAGTTTCGGTTTCCCAAATGCGGATAGTCATCCACACAATGGTTAATATTCCACCAATAAGTCCTACGAGCGGAGTTACCCAGCCCATAAAACCACTAAGTCCAACAACTACGGCAGCACCGTCGGTCATTGTTTTTATATCGTTGTTCATATCATTCTTCCTTTGGTTTTGCCTTTTTGGGCTATACCGTCAGCAGCCTTTATGTAACCGCCTTCAGCACAGTTCCATGCTCTAAGACTCTTGTTGATCCTAGAGTTCGGGTCGTTCGCTGTTTTTGCGGATGTCAGTTTCTTTTTCATTCCACTCATCCTTGCACAGAAAGAGTCTCGCCTCGATCCGCCTTCTGGTTGAGGCGGTTTCAAGTTGTGACCTTCTTTCTTCGCAGAGGCTCGGCCCTTGGCGTTTAAGCCGCCCTTGGGGTTCTTGCCTTCTGCTCTCTGCCATGCGGGACTAGCCATTTGCAACTTTCAAGTGAGGCTTTGCATGCTCCTTTAGCAAAGGACGCAAAACATCTTTCTCAAAGTCTCTAGTGAATTCTTCTGAGCCAATGTGCGGCAGACTGATCATTGGGTCTAAGTAAATCTTAAATCCATCCGCTCTTGCTCTCAGGCAGAAAGCGTAGTCTTCACCAATGTATTGACCGTTAAGAATCATAAAGTCAAATAGTGCGTGTTCTGTCTCGCCGTCACCATCGCCTTGATACTTCCACTCTGGGTGCTTCTCAATCATGTGTTCAATCACATGGCGACGAATAAGCATGAATCCCGTGGAAACACTCTCCACACGCATTAATCCATGATCATCGAACTCAAGCTGACCATCGTCATCTAGATAGAAATCTAGGAAGAATTTAGTATCTTTTGACCTGCGTGGGTATGATCCAGCCACAACGTCTTTGTCTGTTGCCAAGGCCAAGATCCTTGTAACAGCGTCTGTGTTAATCACTACGTCAGAGTCTACAAACAAGAAGTCTGTGCAATCTGATTCCATAAAGTTACGGACTAATTTGTTCCGTGCTTTAGTAATGATTGAACAGCCAGACATGTGTACAAGGCTTAGTCGTACACCCATCTTGTCTAACTTAGGCACAAGTTCAGCAATAGCAAAAGCAGTTCTAATGTTTACTTTGCCATCGTAACAAGGGATCGCAATCATTAGCTTGCGACCAATCAAGTTAAAACTCTTATCAGCCATAGAACACCACTGCGGTGGTAGTTGCAGATATTACTGCGGAGATATTGGTACTACATTTAATACCTTCACCGGGAAATATCATGTAGATAGAACCCGCTGCCGCTGGTGCGGTAAACGAGAACATGGCTGTACCGCCTGTACCGTCATTCAATACAACTGTTGCGCCTGTTGAATAGCTGATGGATATACCCTTGATACGGGCTTGGCCAGCAAAAATAGTAGTGGTCGCGTTAGCAGCGCCAACTGCTGACTTAACGTCTGTTTGCATCATATTAATCTCCTTGTTTAAACATAGGGGCCGAAGCCCCTGAGATTAATTACTGTTCAGTGGAAGTTGGGTTAGCAACGCCGTCTGTAGCACGAACAACGTAGGTGATAACAATAGTTGCCGCACCAGTGGACAATGCTGTACCAGCCAAGGTAAAGGTAACGATGGCATCAGTTGTGCCAACATTGAGGAACAAGGCTGGTGTTGTTGCATTTGCAGTTAAGCTAATACCACCAACAGAAGTGATTGTTCCTGTGGTTGTAAAGTCCACGGCACCAATACTTAGCTTGGCAGTGGTAGCGGCACTAAATACGGTGGTGGTGACAATTTTAATGTCGGTAATTTGAGAGCCAGCAGGGAGAACAAAAGCAGTGCCAGTCAAAGTGCCAAATACAACATTTACAGATTGGCTAACTGTAGTAGCACCCATATTGCGAAGGGTGCCAGAAGTTGTGCCAGTGGTGTTTTTTACTGTACCCAATAACCAAGGGCCAAGATGTGTTGCGAATCCCATGAGGATCTCCTATACATGCGTTATAGCGTATCAATCTGCATGAGGTCAGCCGAGCCTGTTTGATACACCGATGATTCTCGGAATGCCTATTTATACCATGATGTTTAAACATAGGCAAGAAAAAAGGGAGCTTGTGGCCCCCTTTTTTTACTTCGTGATTAAGACGAACCGGGTGATCCGAAGATACCTAGTGGGTCTGACACGCCGAAGCTATAACGCTCACGGGCTTTGTAACGAACGTTACCAGTGTCGAAGTCTCCATCCATGCCATTTTGCAATGGGGTACGGACAAAGTGCTTCAGACCGTTAGGTACGTCTGTCATTAAGAACCAAGCATTGGTATCGGTCAAGTAGTGGTTAACTGTGTAACCCTGTGGAATTGAACCGTTGTTCTTCAGTGCGTTGATGTCGTTATCGGTAGTGCCGACGCGCAACTCAGTCTCTAAGAGGCGAGTAGCAACGAACATCAATGA